TCCTCAATCGACAAGGATATGAAACCACTGGTAGCTTGACAGCTCGTAGTTTCCTTACTCTCAATCACAAAACAAAAGATCCTGAAATTGGTGACATTGTAATTACTAAACGTGGACACAGTAATGCTACTGGTCATGTTGGTTTTTTTGAAGGTTTTGAAGAAGTTGATGGTGTCAAGTATGTAAAGGTATTTGGTGGAAACACACAGAAAGCTGTTTCTACAGGATGGTTTCCTGTCAATGCAGTGCTTGGATACCGTAAGGTAGCATAATTTATGTGGAGATTATGGGCTAAAGCTCTTGGTGATAAATACGTCAAGGATAACAAAGAAGCAGATACAATTGCTCTTATTAGAACAGGAATCGTTCTTTGTTATATAATAACAAATTTGTTTATCATTGCAGGTGTCATACGACATTGGTAGTTGACGAACGTAAAAATATCAGGTATAATGATAACAATGGGGATTAAAATGTACAGTGAACTTGAACTACTCGTTATGAAAGATATGATGGAACTAGATTTCGATCCTTTGAATGTGCACGATATTCAACTTTATTGGGAAAGAATTCTAGGATGAAAGTTACACTATATACAAAACACGACTGTTTTTATTGCAGTCAAGCTAAGGTTCTTCTAGCTTCGAAAAATATTCAATTTAACGAACTTAAGCTTAACGATGATTACACTCGAGATAACCTTCTCGAGATGTTCCCTTCTGCTACTACGTATCCAGTTGTAGTTGTAGATGGATTTAATATCGGCGGATTTACGCAACTAAAGAGTATGCTTGCAGAACAAACAACTACCACAGCTAAACTATTGAACGAGTGAAGGATATAAAATGCTATATGATCGTGATACTCTCCTGAAGGATCTTCAGGATCAGGTGATTAAGGTGACATTCACTAAGGTTAATGGAGAGCAACGTGTGATGCGTTGTACTTTGATGCCTCATCATCTCCCGCAAAATACAGACACCAACTATCTTCTTCAAGAACATCGTAAGCCAGAAAATTTGGCTACTCTTGCTGTTTGGGATTTAGATAATGGTGGATGGCGCTCTTTCCGTATTGAATCCGTTACTTATCTAGAATCTATGCACGAGAACTACTGAAATGAAAAAGCTTGTTATGGTTGATTGTCTCTCGCAATTTCGTATTCGTTATTGCGTAGAGGTTGAAGACGATATTGAACATGCTCTCGATGAAGTCATCATGGAATATGATGACACAGAATTTCATGAATTTTCTCAAGAGCACCTTAGACCTTCCCCTGTTATCCTCTCATATAGAGAGATAAATAAGGAAGAATACCTTCGCATGTTCGACGAAGACAATGGCTATCTTAAGGATTGGTCAGAAGAACAAAAACTTAATTTCATCAACAAAATTAACTATGACAAGCCCGATCCTGTTGGGGGCTAAGGAGAACATTATGGCATACTGGGGTTATCATCTTATTTTGGACTGTGCAGGTTGCGATCACGAAGCAATCACAAGTGCTGAAAACATTTCAGCTTTCGCCAAGCAATTGGTACAAGAAATCAACATGGTTGCTTATGGCGAACCACAGGTTGTAAATTTTGGTAGTGGTAATAAGGCTGGCTTCACTCTTGTTCAGCTAATCGAAACTAGTAATATTACTGGTCATTTTGTTGATGAAAACGACACTATGTATCTTGATGTTTTCTCTTGCAAACCTTTCGATCCTCAAAAGGTTATCGAAGTTGCAACCAGCGCATTCAAGTTCCAACGTTATAATACTGCATACATTGAGCGTCAGGCTCCTTCTATGGAAGACCCAGTACCAGAGAACAGCTAATGCGTATTTTAGTGACTGGTGGACTAGGGTTCGTTGGTAGTTTCCTTGTAGAAAGGTTGATGCGAGATCATTCAGTTGATGTTGTTGACAACCTTTCTACAGGCGACGCTAGATGGAGAGTAGATAATGAGAATGTAAGGTATTACATTACTGATGTTGTTACCTACTGCAAAGAAGCAACAAAAACGTATGATATAATTTATCATCTAGCTAACAATGCTAGAATTTCTATGTCGTTCGATTACCCAGAAGAAACATTGCTAAATAATTACCAGAGTACGATTGCTATCCTCGAGTACATGCGAGAGACCAATCCCTCTGGTAAGTTATATTACGCATCATCATCGACAACAGAATTCACAGACAAGTTCAATAATCCGTACACTTTCTCTAAGAAGGTGTGTGACGACATTTTGTATTTGTATAATATGCATTATGGTATTGACTTTTCTATTGTAAAGTTTTACAATGTATATGGCTCGATGAGAGAGAAAGATCTCGGCGAGTATACGACGGTTATTCGCAAATTCAAACAGAAGGTAGAGGAAAATTTTACTCTGCCTGTATATGGTCCAGATCGTCGACGTGATTTTACTCATATCGATGATACCATCGATGCTCTTGATATTATCTTGAAGAAGAATGATATGAATAGAGTGTTTCATATTGGCGCTGGTCAAAATTATTCTATTCAGGAAATTGCAGAAGCGTTCGATCATCCTATCGAGTATCAGCTGGACAAACGTCCATATGAACTACATACAACTTTAAGCTTACCGAACGTTCAAGGTTGGAAAGCAAAACACAACGTAATTGATCACATTAAACAATGGAAAGAGAACTATGCCGTTAGCTAAAGATGAACTCAGCGCAAAGGCGATGGGTGGTAGTGAAATGATGAAGTATAAGCTGATCGAGCGTCTCCCACAGGAGCTCACTGATCAGTTTCAAATTTTTGTTTCTCGTATTCAGGAGCCCCTCAATCCTGATCTTATCAAAATTTATTGGCATCAGGATCTACCTGAAGATCCAAACGCTATTGGTCCATTGAAGAATAATGGATGGAAAAACTTTGATATGCTGGTTTTCAATTCTGACTGGCAACGAACAGTTTTTCAACGTGCTTTCAATATTCCATATTGGAAGTGTGTTACTCTTTGTAATGCTATAGAGCCATTTGATAATAACGTTGAAAAGCCAGATCCTACTGAAACAGTTAACTTGATCTATCATACTACACCTCATCGTGGATTAGAGTTACTGGTTCCTGTTTTCGAGCGTTTGGCGGAAGATGACAAAGACATTAGGCTCGACGTTTACTCGAGTTTCAACATGTATGGATGGGGTGAGAGAGACTCTCATTATAAAGAATTGTTCGATCGTTGTAATAATCATTCTCAAATCAATTATCATGGGTTCCAAAAGAACGATTTGATTCGTGAAGCCTTACAAAAGGCGCATATCTACGCATACCCATCTATTTGGGTGGAGTCTTCTTGTATTAGCTTGATGGAAGCTATGTCGGCTAAGGTGCTTTGTGTGCACAGTAATCTTGGCGCTCTATGGGATACTGGTGGTGGTTTGACACGCATGTATCCATTCGACGAAGATATTAATATCCATGCAAATCGATTTGCTTTGCTTCTCAAAGAAGCTATCGGATCAGTTCGAAGTAAAACAATTGCACCTGAATTGGCTTTCATCAAGTCATATGCTGATATTAGATTCAATTGGAGTCGTCGTGAGAAAGAATGGATTTCTTTGATGGAATCATTGATTTCTCAGAAGAATGCAGGTATACTTAAGAATAGGGATGATGGTAGATTTATCTACAAAACTTGATACTATAAATAATACAGAGTCAGTTTAACAAAGGTAACTCGATGGATAACATCATACCGTTTCCTCTAAAAAATAAAATGCCAGCTCCATTAAATTTAGATGAAGTAGATGAGAAAATTTCTCATGTGAAAAATCATCATGTTAATGAAACGTTGCAAGCTGTCGTTCCTATTTTGTTTTCATATCTAGAATCTGCTGGATTTGATTTTAATGTTGATGATGAAGATGATCCATCTAGCGATCCTAATATCAAAGATGCAGCTTTCATTGTAGAAGCTATTAGGTCTATACTTTGTAAGTATCATAATATGGATCATCCATTTCAACAAATATCCGAGAATATATTCGAACCAGACTTGTCAAACGAAGGTGTGTTCAGTTTGGCTAAAAAAATCAATATCACATTCAAAAACCTCGAGAAAGGAAACAGCTAAAAGCTGTATTGTTATGATTATCGTTGACCTCAACCAGGTGATGTTGTCAAATTTACATATGCAAATTGGCAACCATACGAATGCTAAAATTGAAGAAAACATGGTTCGCCATATGGTTCTCAATTCTCTCCGATCATATAAGCAAAAGTTTGGAGAAGAATATGGAGAACTTGTTATTGCTTGTGATAATACCAATATTTGGCGCAAGCAGATATTCCCTTATTACAAGGCTAACCGTAAGAAGTCTCGTGATTCTTCCGAGCTTGATTGGAAAATTATCTTCGAATGCATGAATAAAATTCGTGCTGAGCTCAAAGAATATTTCCCCTACCGTGTTGTTGATATTGAATCTGCCGAGGCGGATGACATCATTGCAACTTTAGTTGGTGATGCAAACTATGGTACAGATATCCTAATTCTTTCTGGCGATAAAGATTTTATTCAGTTGCACATACATGATTGTGTCAAGCAGTATGATCCTGTCCGCAAAAAGTTTATCTCACATGATAATCCTACTCGTTACCTACAAGAGCATATCCTTAAGGGAGATAGCGGTGATGGCGTTCCTAACGTACTTTCTCCTGACAATTGTTTTGTTGTTGGCGAGCGTCAAA